AGCTTTCAATAAATCATCGGTACTACCAAAAATGCCTTTGGATTCCGCAACTATTTTATTATGAGAAAGAGCTTTACCAACCGCACCCTGAGCCATTCCAAGAGCTTTATATTCTTTTCTACCAGCAGTTGCTGCGGCACGCATCCCTTTGAATGCTGGGACTAGATCAAAAACGGAGCTATAGTCATCGCCTTGAGGTGGTTTAAAAAGCGCAAAAAACTCTGCGGATCTCACTTTTGATCTGGCAGCATTTTGTGCTGTAGCGCGATCTCCTGCGGCTTTAACTCCAGCTCTTAGCCTATGCCAAGTCTGAGTAAATCCTTGTTGCTGACTTTGAAACTCAAGTGTTGCCGCATTAAATGCCCCTGAAGTTTGAGCCGACTTCTTCAATGCTTTATTGGTTACTGATGCGAAATCTTGCCCAACCTTTGACAACACCTCAGTCACATTAACAAAAGAACGGTGCATCTTTTGCTGTGTGGGGCCCAAATTTCTAATATCAGTCATTGAATACTGAAGCGAATGAAGACCACTCTTTACGGAAGAAATACCAGCTCCAGCTACCTCAAATGGCAATACCATCGTAGCAATATTTTTAACAGATTCTTTTGTAAAGTCAGCAACTACGTCAACTGGATTATACCATTTAACTTTGGACTTACCTTGCTCCCTTTCGCCAAATAAAGGGTCAGTAAGTCCTTTCTGAGCCACGTAAAAGGCTGGTAACTCATATGGTAGTCTTCTACCAGCGCGGACTAGTCTTTGCTGCAATTCGTCCCTGAATTGCCAGACAGCTGCAGGCTCCCCCAAAAGCCCTGATCCAGCCATTCTTCTTTCTTCGCTGGTTAGGAATGAATATCCATACCTTTCGCTATGGACACCATCGTAGCCAGATGTAAGTGGAACCTTTTCTCCATCTCCAAATACAAGTTTTTTATAAACGTCTTCTTCGCCATCTACATAACGATTAACGCCCTGTAATTCGTCTAATTGCTGACGAATTTGTTTAGCTGTATTGATTGCTCTAGAAGTTATGCCGCCAGCATCTTTAGTGCCATCTTCTAGATATTTGACAAGCTTTAATCCACCTTTTTTAGTTAGCTTTGTAGCAACGCCAGCAGCCAACATGGTGGTAGCAGTACTCGCAAAAAATCGCATCACTGGATGTCGATTAAACGCACGGCTGACTAAACCCGAATTAGGAGCTATGCCTTCAGTTTCATCCTCATTTATGGGAACGTCTCGGGAGGTGACGCCATGGCCTAGATTATGTAATGCGCCTGGATCTCTGATCACTTTTTTCTCCCGTTATCTCATTCCCCAAAGCTTTTGAGCAATAGGATCCTCATAAGCAGCTTCTCCATCTTTCTTAGAAAGATTATGTCTGGCGGCGCGCGTTTTCTGTTTTTCGGCTTCTTCTTCTGGATCTATTAACTGCAAGATAAGATTATTCGGTTCAACACCATTCATCCCTTGTCTTATCTCTATGATTTTTTCTGCTAATGCAACCTTTTCAGCTAACTCAGAAAAGGTCATTTCCTCTAATTGCTCTGGAGAGTATGAATGTATAGTAGCGAGCACAAAGGCTTTCATTAAATTTTTAACCTCATTAGCTTGTTCTCTTTTCTCTTCTAGAATACCCTTAGCTAATTTAGCGGAAGTGATACCAGAGATATCTAAGACTGTCTGAGCTAATGCAGAAACGTTACCAGCAGGTATTCTGCTGATATCAAAATTTTCTGGATAGACAATAGAGAACTGAATAATAAGATCTTCAATGTCTGCTGAAGAGTTTTCTTCTATTTCCTGATAGTGAAGAATTTGATCATATTCACTAAAAGTCAGCTCACGAAAAACAAGAGTTGAACCTTTAACGTCAACACTATAGATATTTCCGTACTTATTTTTAAGGTTAAAAATTAATTCGGTATCTAACATTTTTACTAGAGTTGACGAACCTCAAGCGCAACGAATCCAGAAGCCTCTAGGACCTCCTGCGCGATCAACGAAGGCATTCCAGCCATTGCGCCAGAAAGAGACTTCTTATCAAGCTTTGGGAAAAGGACACAAAGCTCAGAAATAGCCTCTTCATTCCACATATTTGCTTCAGCTGAAGAAAGTGTTCCGGCCTGAATTAATTGTTCCATCTTCTTAACAATTTGCTTATACTCAATTCTAGAAAGAACTCGCCAAACAATGTGTTTATCAAAAGTTAGAGACGTCACATAGACATCGCCATACTGTTCTTTCCAATCTTTAATCATTCCGGCAGTTGGACCGCCTTCCCAGATTAGCTCATCATCATCGAGGTCATCAACCGATTGACCTTCGTACTGATCTCGATCTGGCTCATCTTCCTCTATGATTCTAATATCATCCAGTTCTGAATCCTCATCAACTTGAAGAGTTACGACATCATCAAATTCTAAGTTTTTTACAGCTTCTGGAGTATCTGCTACTACAACTTTTCTTGAACCACTCATTTTAATCTCCTAAATTTAGTTTTTATTGAACATATTAACATATAACAAAATATAAATCAAATTATCTGCGGGTGCCACCAGCGGTACCGCCACCTCCATAACCAGTAGACGTACTGCTATCATCTGAAACAGAAGAAGTGTCACTGTCTGAAACGTTGCTAGTTTCAAGTGTTTTTACAAAGCTTAAATCAACCTGGCTAAAGTAGTGATCTCTAGCTATAAATTGATAATTTTCGGTAATAGCCTGACCACCTGGACCATATGCGGTAGTCATGTTCATTAGTTGAACTTGTTGTATTATTACTTTCATTGGATTTGAAATATTGTCAACTTTTATGCTTCTTTGATTAACATCAGAATAAATCATTCTATCTAGATTGTCGTCAATAAAGTAGTCTTCTGTTGTCAGGGCATTAAGGGGGCTCAATGCTGTCTCTTCTGCGCCATAAAGAATAACAAAATTAAAAGGTGGGTGGGCACTAAAGATGTTTCTCTCTTTTGATTCGCTACTTGCTGGATCTAATGTAATTCTATCTAACTGACTATATGCCCAATATTTTTGAACATTCAGTTCATCATCAGTTGAGTAATTGCCCTTTGGGGACATTCTAGATATGATCTTTTGTCCATTTCTAGCGGACTCTTCTGTTGATCTAATTGTTGCTGCTTTTTCCAAGAATTCAGTCATTCGTCTTGGATATCTAGTATACAAAGAAATCTCTCCACTAATAATTCGTGTTCCATACATCACTGCATCATAATTGTATGACCAAAATCCATATAGTGGTTGCTTCTCCTGTCTAATCGAGTAGGCAAAGGATGCTACGTCCATTTCGTCTTCTGGACCAAATAATCCATCAATAAATATTCTTATATCCTCGCCACTAAAATAATAGTCATAATAATTGCTAAAACGATTATCAGTGTCAGAAGCCCTTCCTGCCCACCGTAAATCTATTTCTCTATCTAGAGGATTATAATAAAACTTTTCGTTTTGATAATATGGTTTTTTGTTAGATCCCATTTTTCACCTTATGGCCGGGGAGACTGATCTCGTAAATTAGCTTGATAGAAAGAAGCTAAATTATCTATATTTGCATCTCCAAAAACATTTCTTGATATTTGTATATCTCTTGCAATTATCTCTGACGGCAACGTTGAATCTGCATCCTGCTCTGGAGACAATTTAACCATAGGCTGAATACCTCTAGCCATATAGGTATAAACCTGTTCAGTTATCAAGTCATCGATAGAAACGGTTTGACCCTCATCCACAATAGTAACTCCAAAAATCTTCATTTTTGACTGCTGACCATACTCATTATAAAAAGAAACCACAATATCAAATGGTGGTAACATGTCAGCTAAAGGAGCAAAGAACCCATTTTTTCTTGCTAATAAATCTCTATATTGCTTAATTCTATAGAATGTGTACTCATTAAAAACCGTAAATATTAAGCTCCCAGCGATTGTTCTGCCGCCTTTAACGAAACCTCTTGGATTTACATGTCCTATTGTTCTGATCGGAGAATTTTCTCTGTGGATAGAATACGATAGAGTTTGCAGTTCACCCAAAGTAAGTACGTCACCGTCACTAGTCATCTTTCCATCGGGACCAAAAACTGGAACAATCATAGTGACTACTGCGTCAGTACCAGAATATGAAATATTAGTCAACGAACTTAATGGATCATAATTTGGTGTATCAGTGTACTGCGGAGGGGCTTCAATTGTTGAAGGTTTTTTGGGAGTAAAAATAATAGTACTCAATTTATCTCCTTTGTAAGAAAAATGCGCACGGAGAATCTAATCCCCGTGCGCATTCCCTTGTTAAAATTTAATTAGATCAGGGACGAATAATCTCAGGATCTAGCCCTGTGGGATTTATAGTGGCTAGTGCTGCGCCATCTTGGATATTCATCAGCGAATCAACGTTGATGGTATACATTGGGCCCAACTCTCTTGCAACATATGTCATGGTCTCTTCTATTACGATGTCATCCATCGAGGCACCAGATCCTTCATTGAGAAGTTCGCAACCATAGATTGAACGAACAGCAGACTGGCCATATTCATTGACAAAAGTTACAGTAATGTCAAAAGGAGGAATCTGGTCAGCGTAGTAAGGGATCTTCTTAGCGACAGATGCGGAATCTGTATTCACATCTGCAATTCCGCGATACTTGTATGTAGGATCGCCTGGAAGTGCGTTGTGACTTCTGGTGTAGAACCACTGAGTGGTATCTCCACCAGCCTTATTTGTTTCTAACATCTTGTATAGCGCAGGACGGTCGAATACTGTGAAAATTAATGATCCTGCAATTCCGCGCTTACCACGAGAAAATGATCTAGGATTGGGTGAACCCATTGTATAAATTGGTGCCTTTTCTCTTGTTACGGAGAAAGTAATACCCGACAGTGCACCAATAGTTACACCACCAAAAGTAGCAACGATATCTGCGCCAGAGAAAGTTGTGTAAGTATTTAAGTATTTATTTACTGATGTGTAATCTTCAGCCATTTTAATTTACCCTCCAATCGGTATTATAGACTAATGGCGACCTGGACTTCGATTGTCTTAAGTTCGAAGGCAGGGGTTAGTACGAGGTCAATAATTGCCTTATTTTGTGTAGGAATATAAGTGACACTAAAATCACTACCTAGTAAGGCTCCAAGTAGTTGCATTCCTCGTAGACCAGAAGTAATGGCAGTTTCCATTGAGTTACGGATTTCAATGGTTGAAGGCTGTCCAATAAACTTCTGGCAAACCTGACGAACAACCTGAGTTGCTTCATCAACAATTCTCTTAGTTGAGAGACGTGTATAATCTGATGTTGATTGACCGAAGGTCAAGCCTTCGCCAAAGACAGCAATCTTGTTAAAGTTGATTATTACACTGTTAATTCCCTTATCGGAAAGAGATGTTTGCTGAGTACGGGTGGGTGCATATCTCAATGTCTCAACATTGTAAAGTGGCTTGTTAACAACTGCAGTGTAAGAAGAAAGTCTGCTCATCGTTGCAGCGAGTGAAGATGCGCCGTTTGAGTATCCAAAACTTCCATTAGTATCTGCATAGTTGACTGGCTTTACTTCTGTCGCCACGATAGTTACGTATGGCCCAACTTCTTTGAATGTATCGCTTGCGTCACGGTCAGGTAGGGTGGCAAGAGCTAGATGGGTTGAAACCTGTGATGGAGTCATTCTTTCTGCTACAGAAAGGTAAGGCTTTACACCCATTACGGCCACGCAAGGATTCGTATTCTCCGAAATAGTCTTTACTGCTGCACCAACCTTGGCTGCCCAGTTGTAAGATATTGTAGTGCTATTATCAGCGTGGAAACCATACTCCTTATCATTACCAGGAGTGGCTGGGCTTTCCCAGTCTAAAGGATGACCACCACGACCCCAGGGAATGATAATGTCAGGTATGGCGGCTTCTGCGGCTGCAAAAGCGGCATCGAAGACGCTGCCACCAAAGCTGGAACTTGTTACTGTTCCAGTGTTGTGCGTAAATGTTGTATCCGATGGTAGCGGAACTAGAAATACTCTTTCTGCACCGGCGATGACAAGTTCCATGTAAGCTCTGTGAATGTCAGAACCTTCGCCAAATGCGCTGATTACATCAAATTCATTACTAGCACGAACGACATCTAAGTCGGCTACATCGCCTGTGCCACTCGCTGTGGCACGTTTTGCGATTGCTACTATACGAGGTCCAACAGGGGCATCCTGTCTAGAAATCGTATAGAAACGATCTTTAATTGTTGTAGTTACTCCAGGTATAGCCATATTAGTTTAGGACCTCCAACTATGGATTTTCAAAATCTTTATTTATAGTAACTATAAAGTTATAAAAACAACTACACTGAGATTTTTGTGAATTTAAATTATATATGCTGACTATCACGAATTAGGTGTAGCCGTCTGATATAAATCTACAATTGAAATTGAAATATCACTGTAGTCGGGAGTGGCTGCTGCTGTTAGAATTTCTTTTTCGTACGCCATCCAAGTACGAACATCAATTGCAATCTTATTGATTCTCTCGTTCTTAATTGCAAAGGTTTTTTCAGTTGTTAACATATATGTAATAACTCTTTTGTGCACATCTTTGGGCTCTCTGTTAACTTCAGAATCTGATAATCTACGAGAATAAACTAGGTCAGATGCACCAGCGGCTTTTAATATTGGAGTATATTCCATCATAAAATCCTCAAAAGCTTCGGCAATTTGATCGCATAGAACCGCAGCATCGAGGTCATCTCTAGTGGTGGTTGAGTCTCCTGCCTGAAAAGTTCCAACTTTAGACAGTATTGTAAAAGATATTATATTCTGAAACTTTTGCCCATATATAGTCACATTGTTTGATAAGACATTTTGCCTCATTCGAGGCTTGGGTTCAATTGTATGAGTTTTTCTTAATTCTAGTGAATAACCAATAATTGCAGGAAATTCATTAAGACCAGTAAATGATGGAGCAGAGGATATCTGATCTAATTTATTGTTAGACGCATCATCGGAATATGTATTAAACATCTCTCTATTTGCTCCCAATGGAAATATTGGAATAGCTGGATAGCTTTCTTCCCATAGCTTTTTAACCAGAGCAATAAACTCTAAGTAATTCAACGTTCCTGAATAAACTTCTTCTACACCATTCTCATCTAGCCTCCTATAACCTGGAGCCTGCAATGCTTCACCATATCTTGTGCTAACACTAATTAATGGAAAACTTCTATTTATAAATGCCATACTATGCTCCTGGTCCAGTGGAAATCGCAAATCCTAGTTTCTTGATACCCAATGAAGATATGAGTTCAATATAGAATATTAATGCCCCAACTTGAGTAGGAGAAACTTCAACCCTAAAAGAATAATCAAGAACTATCCTATTTTCAGCTAATCCAGCTAAAAATGATCTAACATTATCAACAACTTTATCATATCCGAATTTTCCAATTGCGTTATAGGAGAATCCCCTAACTTCACTAACTACTCTGGCAATCAGTCTCATCTGCGCAGCCTTTGACAAGGTAGAATTTGGATGAGACATTGTATGCTCATTTGTTACATATACTTCAAATGGTATAGCTCTTCTAGTCTTTTTGCCTCTATAGATTGTATTGACACCAATTTGCTCTAAACGATTATATTCATTTTGAGTTAAATCATTTCCAAAAACTGATGTTATCCCAGGAATTCTTGTTCTAATCATTGCCATATTCAATGGCCTAGATGACAATAGGCCAGCAAAAGAAGCTGCCACAGATGATGTGTATGAGTTCTTCAATTGCTGGTGCTGATAAACACCTTCGCCATATATTGGAACTATAAATCTACCATTATCTGACGCAATAGTATTATCATAGTTTAATTCAGTTAATTTATTAGTAAATATATTGTTAGCTTCTAATTCATCTACATCATCTGATGATATACCATTAGATCTAGAGCCAATTATTCCCAACTGGACATATCCAGTATTATTATGAAAATCTCCTAGATAATTTCCTAATTGCGTAACAAAGTCTACCCCACCAGTATTTACAATAGAAGCCTCAAGAGGAACTATATAATCAACAAATTCTAAATCTAGTAAAATACTATAAGTTTCAGTTAACCTCTCATAATATTTTTCATAAAAGGTATACGATGCTGGAGTAGCTGCAGACAAATCAAAAATAGTTGTCGCAGTATTTCTTGTGTTAACTTTAGCAAAGTATTCTGACATTGGAGCAACTGCACAAATAAGAATATCTCTAGCGCCAGCAGCATATGCGTCAAAAACCCCCCTTAGAAGGGGGCTATTAATATCTGCTCGCAATAAGTCGATTGCACTCTGTACAGACCTAACTCTTATAGGAGAGTTTAACTCTATCCCATCAGCATGCCCTAAAAGAAGTAATGTATTGGTGTTGCCTTGATTTAATTCTTCGTAACTAGCACGGTAGTTGACTACTGCGCTTTTATCTGAGGAAATTATTACTGGACTTAATGTTACTGCATCGCTTTTAATTTGAAATTGTGAACTTATACTGAGATTTTCAAGAGTGGTTGCTGTTTGAGCAATTACCGAATATGTTCCTGGCATCAAGTTTGACGGAACAACATAGTTTAATGTAAATTCATATCCATTTGTTTTTTCAATATATATCGAAGTAGTTGGAGTTTCTTCTTGATTTAAGAAAGAAAATGGTCCATCTATAATTGGACCAGCTCCATTAACACCTCTAATTACACTAAAATAAATATCATTTGGTGTACTTGTTGATGTTGGGTCATAAATATTGCCTTCAGAAACAAAGATAAATTTGAACTGAGCAGATTGTCCACGATTAAGTATTAACATATTATCTCTCTCTTGAAGCTCCGACTATCCAGTAGACTATTTTTCCAAATTTTCCACGAACAGCTGTAGCAGCATCTATTCTAAACATTGAATAATTTCTATTTGTTTTTATAGAATAATTCTCATATATTCTATCGCCCTCTTTAGGGTTTACCGATCCCTCAAAATAGTAGACGGCGTCGTATCTCGTAACAAGTCCCTCATCCTCTTCTTGCGTTGACATGGAGTTTGTTATACCAGATTGTCCAACCTGCCTAGTAGTCACTCTTTCGAATCGATTTGAGTGATTGCTATTTGCAAGTATTCTTTGAATATAGACATCGTGACCCCACTCTTTTAGGATCTTTTTAAAGGACTTTGCGGCATCAATCATAGCTTCTCAAGCCCCGCTTTGGCATTGGGTCGTCTTTGGGATTGACTGTTCTGCCTGGACCATATAATTCCATGTCAGATAGATATATAACTTTATTAGTTTGCGAATCTGGAATCTTCCCTGAAGAACCAACGGACTTAGATGCTGGAAGACCTTTCATTTGCATTGCTCTAGGACCAACTTTGGTTGCCAACATCTCTTTTCTAAGTGCAGTGGCTATCTGACACCAAGTGGTTGCATTATCTCTTGTGACAGACCTTCTTGGAACAGAGCTATTTGTGATGGTTAAATCTCCTAAATGAAGCGAGATCTCATCGTCACCACCATATCCGTATGTTCTAGTCAACTCACATGCAGTGGCTGCTTTAATATATTCTAAAATATTAAAAGCTAAACTACTACCATCTTCTGAATCATTTAAATTATATATACTTTTTATCTCTAAAGAATAGTTATGAACTATCTCTGCTATTTCTAGCAATGTTGCATCTGGGAAATATGCAGTTAAGGATTCAGGATCTAAGTATAATGGAACTAACTCCGATGCAAAAGTTATAACTTCATTGGAACCAAGTCTAACAGTTGGAAAAAATTCCTCTGTAGTTGAACTAACATAGAGCTTCTGTTCAACAACAATTTCTTTCGTAGTAGAAATGTCAATATAATACTTACCAGTAAACTTAACATTATATGTATCAGCTTCTGTTGGAGTAAACGTATACTCATATACCGAATCCGCTAGTGCGTAATCGACAATATTCACGACTATAGTGTTATCAGATTTCTTAATTTCTGTTGAGACAAAATCGACAATTACATCTATTTCATTACCGCTAGAATCAGTGTCCTTAAATCTAACTGTCATTTTGACAGAATCATCAACAACTATTGAATCAGACATATTAATCCTTTAAAATTATAAGTTGGGTATTATAGTAATACTTAAATCAGCTGCAGCAGATTTATCTAGATTTGAATCAAGTTCAAAATTTCCAAAGCTTTCATATGCTGTATTCTCATTTGTGATAGTACCAGAGGAATCTAACTCTACATTCACATCAACAATGGCGTGTAAGTCCGTAATAGTTCTATCAGAATTAATCACTCCATATGAATTAACTAATATATTTACATCATTTGATGCAGATGGTGCAGGATCTTGACTTATTGATAATGACCCAAATTCAATATTATTATTTTTTTCAATATTCAATCCAATATAGATATTGCTAGTATTGATATCTGAATTTATTGCCGCAAATGAAAATGCATCCTGTGCAATGTCGACACTGGCAAATGCATTAATATCTACTATCTCAACAGAAGATCCACCAAAGCTTGGACTGTCTATGATGTCTAAAAATGAATGGGTATCAGAAGTTACAACTAACTCATTTTCAACGCTTATCAATTCACCATTATAAGTTAGAATTGGTAAATTATATCTATAGCGTCCATTATAACTAGTCATTTTTTTTCCTAAAAGGTTCCACCATCAACTGTACCATTTTCAAATCTATCTAATACAGAAGTATGCGCTCCGGATGGATTCAATCCTAATTCATTTTCAATTGCTTCAATTGCATCATTTGCGTTAGTGTGCTGAAGATGGTGCGGAACAAGAACATCATTTAACTGGTCGTTTGGATCTGGATTATTAAAAGAATCAAAATCATCAGGATAGTTGGTAGGCACTTTATGCCCCAACTTCTGACGAGACTATAACTCGGTATTTATATCCAGACTCAAAATAGTTCTTATTGTCAGTATTAAAAACTGGTGTTGCATCATCTGATGGAAAATCTACGTAAACTTCTGATTTCCATGAGTGCATAGAGACAAGTGCGCTTACACTTTCCCATCTTGATGGAGTTTTTTGTATTTTCTTTCTCTGTGCCTTAAAATAAGATGATCCAATAAAGTTAGAGGCTGGACGAGTATTGAAAACAATTACAACTCTTCCATTTGTCTCTGAATCATCTACAAAATATTCACCATTAGTAGGGTTTACAGATTCAATATAAAATTCAGGATTTCTTGCTATTATCTGATAACCTGTTTCAATATCGGCTCTAATTGACTTATCTTCAATGAGTACTTCATTAACGATTGTTCCAACGACAGAATCAAGTGAGGATGGAGTTGCAGATTCAGAAGCTGTTATAAAAGAGATTTGTTCTTCAGCGACTGCAAAGCCGGAAGAATCAATAAGATTAGCTACTCTGATTACATATGATTGATCAGATAATAAAATCGTATTCCAATATAATGTTAGAGTTCTACTTATCTGATTATAATCGACTAAAGTATCTATTGTTTTGAACGGATTTGATACAACACTTGGGGTGGCTTCGTCAGTTTGAACAATAAAATTTTGATTCAACAATGAAGAAATTTTAATTGTTCTTCCAAATTTTATAACAACTGTATTAACAGCTACAACGGCGTTGTCTATTAAGTAAAGTGCCAATTTATTTTCTCCAAACTAATAACTATATAAAAATAGTAATTCGAATTTCACAACAAAAGCAAAAGGGGCGATGGATTTTCACCCATCGCCCCCAGTGCTTTAGGGCCTTCTCGTAACTATAACGCCCTAAGGCATAACTATCAGGTTAGCTCGTTGGTTACCGAGACCTCATAGTTGCGGCTGAGGCTGACATTCTTAGCAACAGTGATACCCTCACCGTCACCAAGCATTACGATGTCATAACGCTCTTTCATCTTTAGCTGACGAATGTCACGGCTAGGATCATCGAACTGATCGGTGCTCATGTCATCCTTGACTAGAAGAGTGCCAACCTCATTGCGGTCAATGAGGAAGATGTCTGACTTGGCAGGAGTTGCGCCAGACTTAGCGGTGAAGCTAACGAATGGAGAAACTAATACGTTCAGACCCATTGGAGCGGTAGCATTGAGGCTGCCATCTGCAGACTGAGGACGGAATCCCCAGCTTGAGCCAGCAGCTGCGCCACCAGCGTGGAAAACAGCGTCCTTGAGGAACACTGCCCACATCAATGGGTGCAGAATGAAGTCAGTTGGTACATGGTTTTCAGCCATAAGGACTGCAGCCATATCAATTACGTCGTCCCAAGTAAGGGTGTCGTTAAGAGCACCATTAATGTCGCGACCAGTTGTGTCTGCATAACCTGCGTCATCGTTATCGAAAACGATGGTAGCAGCGTCCTTAAAGCGGCTAAGAGCGATCTGCTCCTTAAGACGAGCCATTGCCCGTCCAGCAGCCCGTACGTGTAGGCCGACAATGTCCCAGAGTGAATCTGCGATAACTTCCTCAGTGAAAGCTAGCTTTACACCCTTCTTTGAGACCTTGCCCTCAATTTGCTTAGCGAAGGCGAGTGCCTGCTCTGGATATTCTTGCCCTTCAGGGATCTCTGCGGCCTGGATTGCATTGACTGCTGGGAACTCCAAGGAGCGCCCCTTGCCGAGGCGAACCACTGAGAGAAGTGGAGTTACCAGTAATTGTGGCTCAGCCGCTTCTCTTAGAGTACGTGAAATAACCTTTGGGAACAAAGCGGCAGCATCGGGTGATGCGAAAGCCTCTTTGATAGTTACTCGGTTATCTACGTCGATGTACCCGTCCTCAGTCAGTGCAGTCTCCCAAGCGGGGAGACCTGAGAGGAGCTCTTGGATTGTTTTACTCATCTTAGGATTAATCCTCCTGTGTTGTTGTTTTTATCAGAGTGTTAGATTGACGCGGAATGCGCCAATAACATCGGTTACGTCCAGGTTTGAACGGATACCAAGCTTACCGCTGTAGGTACCAGTACGGGTTAGCTCATATACAGTCTTCAGTGCACCTGGATCTGATGGAAGCTGCATGTAGCTGAGTAAACCATCATCGAAGTTAGTAGCGAACTTCTCAACTTCAATGACCTTACCAACCTGTAGCCATGGATAGGTTCCTGCATCACCGGTTGAGAGTGCTACTGGACGACCCATGTGGTCGGCGCGGATTAGGCTGCCAACAGTGACGTCGGCATTGATTCCACTAACCATTGGATACTCTACATAACCATGGGTGATGAAACCGGCACCCTGTGAGGTACCCTTGTCAAATGGACGGTAGAGGTCATACTGAGCGCAACCGATTGGAATCGAACGAGCAGCGACTGTTACAGTGTCATCTGAACCTGAAGTGCTAGTGGGAGTAGCTCCCTCTAGTGGATCCCATAGGGGCATTACATCGCCCCAAGAGGCAGATGAACCAGTACCATTAGCGGGAACGACGCGAGCATCGCCATTGCTATCTGCAACAACAGAAAGAATGGTTCCCTTAGTAATGACGATCTCGAAACGATCATCCTCTGAATCTAGGTACCATGTAGGAAGGCCGACATGGGGGAGGAGGTAGGCGCTGGGGGCAACGCCCTCAGATACTACAAACCGACCAGAACCAGTCTTCGCATATACCTTACGAAATTTTGCTAAACTCATTTGTTAATCTCCTTAATATTTAGAGCTTACGTCTGCCCATTAAAGCGTCTACAAGAAGTTGCTCAAAAGAATCCACAGGGGAATCTTCCTGAACCTCTTCCTCAATCTTGTCTACTGTAACCACATTATCTTCGGTGGCAGAAACTTCTGCTTCAGAAGATACCTCTGGCATTAGGAAACTAGATACTCTCTTATTAGTCTTGGCGGGAAGCTTGGCTAAATCACGAAGTGAATCAGCTAATGAAGAAGCGGTACGTGAAACGTGCTCAGATATAAGCTTCTCACGATCCTCCATTGATTCCAGTCCAAGGTTAATCTTAGTATCAATTACTCTTTCGACAAGGGTCATGTGTAGAGCATTCTTTAACTTGGCATTTTCTTCTTCAAGAAGAGCTAACTTAGCTGTAAGCGCAGCAACATCATGCTCAGGGCTAGCTTTTTCTGCCTTGAGATCATCGTGCTTCTGCGTTGCTTCTTGAACATCATCCTCTTCTTCAGAGGATGAATCATCTGGCTCTCCAGCATTTTCGGAATCTACTGAAAGTACTTCCGCCTCTTCTGGGTCGTCAGATGAGTCTTCTGTTTCATCGGACTCAGGATCTGAGTCTACTGACTCAGC